CTGACTTCAACTCCCCGCTCCATTCGGTGAAAAAACACCAATGGGCGCGTTCAACGCTTGCGGGTCAATTTTGGATGCCGATTAACCCCGTAAATGGGTCAATATTACACGCCGAAACACAGCCGAAGCGAGCTTTGTTTAAAACAAAGATTTTTGAGGCTATCTTTTCTTGCCCGTTTTCCCGACCGCCCAATCCATCAAGGGCACCTCTTCACCTTCTGTCCCTCTCCACCACGCATCAACGGCGCGATTGATTTGTACGGACGGGAGATTGAGGAAGAAACCGCCTGCATCAACCCACGATTTGAAGGTCTTTCTGTCCACCTCACCTTCGTTCCAGGCCGATGCAGTATTCGTAACCGCTCCCACCAAGAGCTTACCTATCGACCCATAGGCACCCCCGGTATCGAACCCTTGAAAACCAGAAGCCATGTCGCGAATGAATGGTATGGTTCCGGCTGCGGTAAGAGCTGTTTCCTTTGCAAGGAACTCCAACCATCCTTCATCGTCCTCATCATCCGGGAGCTTGCCCTTGAGCGCACCCATCAAAACCGCTTCGACGCTGAAAAGCAGCGCCATATCAAACGCCCAGGACATGATTTGCATAGGGCTTTTGAAATCGGTTGTCTGAGTGCGCTCATATGCAACATTGGCCTTGGCAAACATATAAGAGCCGAGCGTCGTAAAGAGCCTGACAACATCATTCTGCCGCGTCGTTCTGCTGATAGAGCCGCGTTCAATGGCGGTCCTGTCAGAGTAGAGCCCCGATGCCTGCGACCGCGCAACAATCCTGTCAGCGTGAGCAATGGCTCCGGCTTCATCTTTCCCCTGTTTCAACGCCTGACGATAGCCTGCAAGCCATGTCGGCATATCTACGGTGTAGAACTGCGTTTTCTGCATCAGGTAAAATGACAGAGGCATCATGATATCGTTCATGAACTGCGACCAGCGACCCGACACAGCGCCGTCTTTCATGTCCCCTTTGATGTCCTGAATATCCTTATTGAAGGTCGTTTCACGTTCGGCCATGAACGGGCTTTTGGCCATGATGTCCCGGCCAACTTTAGCAATCCCGAGCGGCCCGCCGCGCAGCATGTCCTGCACCCCAAGCAGAAAGTCCCTCCTCCCGACAACGACCATGGATTGAGTGAAGCCGGTGACCTGGAGCAGAACGGTAGACAGGTTGAAAGCAAGACGAGAGACAGTGAACCCGTTCTTTGCGTATCTGGCCGCTCGTTGCAAAAAGTCCGCTGAGCTTTGTTGACCTGCTGCCGTGTCCTGAAGCCACACTTCCAATGCGTCGAAGTCCGCCTTCCTGCCGGCGTCCAGATAAGCATTGCGAATTCGGGAATCTTGCAAAATTTTCCACGAATTATTGACCACTTCCGATAGGGCAAGATCATGAATGACCTGAGACACATGCCCTTGAACAACGCCTATATCAATCATGACCGGGCGCCCGGCAGATTCAGCGCGTTCCTTGGTATGCCCGTTTTTGGTCTGAGCCTTGCCCAACCTCCCGGACATCATGGACAGAGCGATATCCGTCGAAGCATCATCTGCAGCCCTTGACGAAATCTGCGCATCATATTTAAGCGGGTAATACCCTCCCCGATATTCGCCATGAGCATTGCTTATCGCCCTGGCTTCGACTTTCTTCGGCGCAACTCCGGTGACCCGCCTTTCCCTTGCTTCGATCTGGCCCCAGTACCCGTCTATGAAATCCCAGACTGACTGCACAAAATCCCAATCGCGCTTGTCAAGGCGGCTTGTGATTGCGCCAACTTCTTCGGTCGTAAACGACCCGTTGACCCTGCCATCCGTCAACCGCTGGAAATTCTCGGCGTTACCGGTGTTCAACGCGACTGAGAGCATGTCCCACTTGGTCAGATTTTCGCCGATTTCTGAGACAAACTGGGGCACGGCCATGTTGCGCCGTTCTTTTTTACTGTAGACGGAATACAGATTCTCAAGCGCATCTCCGGCCTTGCGTCTCTCAATAATAAGATCGGACATAGCGGCATCAATCGGAGCCTTGATGTTCTGATACATCGGCCCGTCTTTGAACCCATCCACCTTTCTCAGGAGGGAATCGGCGTTAAGAACAAGATTGCCGAATTGCTGGACACCCTCGCCCCAATTTGCACGGCCTGATACCGTCCGTGCAGGTGGGTTTGCCTCGATATTGGCGTGGAAGCCTTCAAGAATATCCCCAACCACAACGTCATGGTCGCGCTGCTGCTTGGCATCAATCAGTTTCTGTTTGAAGCGAGCGGTATGCTCGATGTTTTTCAGAGTATCGACAACGCCACGCAGACGCTCGACAGGCAGGGTTTTGTAGGGGATGCGCTGAGCCTCGCTCAGGACATCAGCCGGTATTGCCAACTCGTTGGCTCGCCCTTCCGCAGTCATGCGATCAACATAGGTATTCAGTGCGTCTCGCCGTGCTTCCTGGTTCCCGCTCAATTGACGGAAATCGTATTGCTCAAGCACCTGATCAATCGCATCCAGATAGTCTCCAGCCAGCCTTTTCCGCGTCGAAGCATTTCCCAATCGAGCAGCTAGTTTTTGCGCCCCTTCAACCTCCTCCGCCACCTTCATGGCCTCATGGTACAACATATGGTTCACAAGTTGTCTGCGCTTGGCATCGACCAATTCAGCCATACGGTTGCCTGCGCTAAGCGCTTTACTTCCGTCTGCGTTGGTGGTTGCCTGCGCTGCATCGCGCGCCACAAGAGCGGAAAGCCTCTGTCCCTCCTTTGCAGCCCTGCGTTCAGCCGCGAGGAAACGATCAGCGCGCATAGCATCGCGGACCTTCATCCCGGCTATGGTTTCACGCGCGCTCTGTCGCGCCTGTTGCCAGGTCAAACGCGGGGAAGTATCACTTGCAGCCGACTTTAATTTTTCCAGTTCGGCGGCAAGCAGTTGCGCCCTTTTATCTCCGTGGATAGCCGCGAGCGCTTTTTCCTCGGTGCTACCGTCACGCAGGGCATCGCCATGGCGCTCAAACATGATGGCGTCAATCTCAGCCTCAATCGCGCCAACCCGACGTGGCGCGGCTTCCATTGCCTTGATCATTTCATCGCCCGAACCAAAGCCAACCATTTCAGCGGCTATATCGGGGTCTATTCCTCCTTCGACGGCGTAAATGGTGCGTTTTCCACGGGGCAAGGTCTTTAAGACGCCCTCGCCATAGCGTTCAACAAGAGCCTCTTTCGACATGCGGAGATCAGGCAAGTCGGAAGGAGCGTTCTCGCCAAGCCACCGTTGGTTTCCCATCAGTTCGATTGCCCGATAAACCGGCATGGCATTGATGCGTGGCTCGACCTCGTCTTTTATGGAAGAGCGTTCTTCCCTGTACCATTGCTCCCGCTGGCGACGGATTGGGGCCATTGTTTCCTGTAACAGTCGCGCCGCACCTTCGGCATCGGCTTCGTCCCGCAGCTTTGACAGCGCTTCATAGTCTTTGGCCGAAATACCGAGCGATTCCGCTATGTCCCTTGGCATGACATAATTGCCCGCCATTTCCCGCGCCTCGGCAATCTCCACATCGGTTGCAAGCATCCGGTCAAACACTTCACGGATTTCAGGGGTGACATTGACGCCCAGGCCGCGAACCTTACGATAGACTTCCAGCAGCCACGCGCGGAAACGTTCGAACGCCGCCCGGAGATCGCTCGACGGTGCCTTGCCTTCCATTACGTATATCTCGAAGCCGCGTGCCCATTGCTCCTGCATCCCGACATCAATCGCGGTATCCATGGCCTCCACGCCGGTTGAACCGTGCTCCAGGTAGGCGGAGACATCCTGAGCAGTAACTTGCGTTCCGGTTACGCTTTGCCCGTCACGGGCCACCTCTGCCGCATTCTGACCCCACCACGATTTGACAGCCGCCCAGTCCTCAGTCAGGCGAGCGTCTGCTTCCGGTGCTGTTGCCAGGGCCTCATACATTTTCAGGAAGTAATGCCCGCTCTCGTGCAGGAAGGTAGAAAGGTCGGCGGACTGCATCAACGTTATGATGGCTTCGCCGCGCCCAATCCCCTCGACCGGGAAGACCACTGACCCGCGCGGGCTGTTCGGCTGATAGAATATGCGGCCTTTCTTCTTGATAACCTGATCGCGAAACAGTATATTGCGGTTGGCTCTTGGTTCAGGATCATTCGTAGGGGAGATGACCCCCGAGGCTTGATCCGGGGTTTGGTTCTTGATCCTCTGCCCTTCGGGGTGCCCTCTTGACAGTTCCAAGAGCCTTTCCATTCCCCTCGCATAGACCTTCTCGCCCCGTGAAGAAGCTGTGTTTATTGCGTTTAGAATGCGCTCTGATGGCGTCTTGCCATTGAATTCGCCCCACGGCGTGACCGTAAGAATTTTATTCCCTTCCATGCCGACAACGATAGGGCTACCATCCGCCGTCTTGGCGTCGAGTACAACGCTTGTCTTGCCATCGTACGGGAAGGCGTAGAGCGGATCCGCCATAAGCTCAGGCAAGCTCTGCCAGACATGGCCCGGGATATCGGGGTGCTTATGCCTGATTGCCGTTGCTCTTTTGGCGTCTAGAAAAATCCCCCGGCCCTGCCCATTCAATGCCGACAGAACAAAGCTTTCTTTCAGAACAACGCGCGTTTCCTTAATTTCTCCCCCGCTCGCGATAAGATCCGCATGTTTCTTCCATGTCGATTGCATCTTGTCGAACAAGGCTGTGCGCCCGTCCGGCCCCGCCGAAATGTCAGCCGGGTTGTCTGAGCGAGCCCCCTTCTGTGCCTGATCGTAGCTTTGCCCCTGCCCTGCCTGCTCAAGTGCCGTCTTGATCTCGGCGTCAGGCATATCAAGGGAAATACCGCTTTGCGAAAGATAGGCTTCTACGGCATCAAGATCACGCTGGCGTTGCAGAGAGGCTTCTGCTTCGGGGTTTGAGGCAAATTGCAGTCGGCCATGCATCTCCTCATCAATCGCTTCCAGAAAAGGACGGGTAATATCAGGAACCTCTCTCCCCTCCTCAAGGGCGGTCTGGTATTCCTGCGTAACCGGATGATCTGCCAGATACCCGGCCTCGATAGCCCGCTGCGCGGCGACGTCAATTCCAAGACCGTCCTGCCGAAGGATGGAGCGCTTGCCCACCCGCCCGGCTGCACTGCCATCAAGTATGGCCTGGATTTCTCCACGGTCGCCCTTGACGCCAATCTCAGAAAGGAAATCCAAGAGCGAAGCACCCCTTAACTGGCGTTCGGTCTTTGTCTTACGGTTTCTGAGTTCTGCCAGCATGCGAGAAACATCATCGACATTTTTGAACTGCATGCCCTGTGGAAGTTCTGCTTGGATTTGCGGCAAGGGGAGACGCCCTAATAGATATTCAACGGTATTGCCGGTGCGCTCTGCCATTGTGCGATAGAATGCCACGAATGGAGCCGCCTCCTGACGGGCCACGTCATGAGAGCGGCCAGCCTCGCGCAGGCGAGAGAACATCGTTTCGTAGACCGTCTGTTCCCCTGTTTTCAGTTCATAGTCTCGTGCAACGATCTCAGCCGCTTCTTCATAGGCTCTATCCACCGCTTCACGAGCCAGCTCATTGAACTCCTGCGCTTCGATCGATGTCATCTCATCAGGGTTTCGCCGGCTGTTCTGCTGAAAGAACGCGTCGTGTTCCGTTCCCGCGACATGGGCCATGTAAGACGCAACCGGTACCTGGACATCGCCACCCGTCGAAAGAGCCATCTCGATATCGGCCCGTTCAATCCCCGGCATTTCCGCCGACAGTTCATCAATGTCAATTCCCTTGCCCTGAAAATATTCAACGAACTTGTCGGCAGGAATGTAAACGTTGCCATCATGACCCAGGGCCTCGACAGCCTCTCTGAATTTGGATGGCATGCGAGCACGCAGCTTCGAGCCCTGCGCCTGCTGTGATAATTGCTCCATCGCAGCCCGAGAACTTTCCCCGCCTGCTTTGCGGCGATTAAGGTCAAGAACGGCGCGGCCACCGACACCGGCAACTTCAACAGGCGCGGTTACAAATTCGGCAAGCGCTTCTACAATTACCTCTCGCCAGTCGATCTCTTGTCCCGCTGCGACTTGTGCCCCGAGTTCCCCGGCTCCTCCCATGGTTGCCTGAACAATCGATTGCAGAGCAAGATTTCCGAGTTTCGAAGAGGCAAGCGCTTTACCGGCGATACCGCCTGACAGTCCGTCAAAAGCGCCCACAACCAGACCGCGAATAACGCCACGATCACGCGCTTCTCTCATCAGCTTCGGGTCGGTAACAGCTTTCAACGCGCCTTCGGGAGTAGAGATATCAATTTTCTTCTCAGCAATGAATTCCGCTGGAGACGTGAAGCGCTCAGTTGCGTAGGACGTGCCCCCCATAATGGTAGCGCCAATAGCAGCATTCTTCGTTGCTATCGTACCCGCTGTAGCGGCAATAAGCTGAGGAGCACTTTCAACCGCAGTCTCAGCAAGAAAGGCCATGAAGCCCATAGGATTTTCTGCCACCCTGCCGAAGAACGCGCCGATGTCCTTTGGAGCATCTGCAGCGAAGGCAACATTTCGGAATGAAGATGCGAGCGGAGACATCGGGATATTCGCGATGTTCTTCTGTATCTCTCCAACGCGCTGCATGCGCGCGGCGGCTATCTTCTCGTTATCCAGCCCCGCCAATGCCGCGCCACGTGAGCGTGTCCATCGTGAATAGGTATTCCATAAATCAAAAGGCCCCATCCAGCCGGATTCGGCGGGGTTGCCCTGGAGATCAAAAACACTGATATCGGCCCTTATCTCGTCCTGAAGAATATCCCAAAACGACTTGTCTTTATCGAAAGCCTGACTGGCGGCACCTTCGGCAAGCCATTGGTTCCATCCCATGGGCACCTGTGATCCACCGCGTTTCGTGGCATTCCACGCCGCCTTTACGCCCGTCTCAATCGTCCCAAGCCCTTCAAGATCGTCACGGGCCAGGCGTGAATTTTCATCATTGCGTAGCCATTCAGAAAGCATCGGCGATGAAGCGAGAATGGTTGAGTTCTTTCGTTCGCGAAGCCTGGTTTCCAAGTCTGGCCGGAATTGTCCCGCAAAGGAGGCGTCCGCCCCAAACGCCTTGCCGAGCTGCAAATCCTTTGCGTACTGATCAGGATCGCTATCGGACGCGGATTCGACAACGATACCGGCTTCGCTCGCTTTGCGCTCCTGCTCTTGTCTTTTCCAGGTCTCATAATCGTGTAGCGTCGGCATGGTTGCTCCAATAAAAAAGGCCCGCGTGAGCGAGCCTTGGTTTCCTTATTTAAATTCTGTCAGTGACAGTGGTAATCGCCCCTTTTGCGATCATGGTGACAGCCGTCTTTATTGAGACCGCCACCGTGCGCCATGGCGATTGATGTAAGGCCGATCAAGGCGACAAACACGGAAATAATCAATTTCATTATAAAGCTCCCAGTTGATAATACATACTATCAGCGGGGAAAGGTTTGTCTATGGAATCAATAAATCCGCGAGGAGCTATACCCCACTGAGTTGCCGGGGAATAATCTGCGCAATCGCCTTCTGGAGATAATAAAGCTTGTCGGTGTCCATGATGTGGGTACCGCGAGCGACCGTTTCAGTTTCTATCGGGACAATCCGCCCCTCAAGATCAACCGTGATCAGGTAACGCCCATAGGGAAGGCCAGTGGCCGGGCCGCGCGGCTCGACTTCTGGCTTCGGATCAGGCAGACGGCGGGTATGTGATTTGACCATGGTGGTTTTGGGTTGCTGCTCTTCCAGCACATCAAGAACCCACCGGCGAAACTCCTTTGCGGTCTTCGTGCGCGCAAACATGCCGATCAGCCAAGCACCGCGCGGGGAGAAGATACGAACCTTCTGCTTGCCGCCGTTGGTGGAGAGCGTCACAAGCGCGGTTTCCTTCGCTGTGAATTCATCCTTGTTGCGGTCGTAAATTTTCTGAATGGCTTGATTGTCAATACTATAGCCCAAGGCTAACCCAATTTGGGTTGCCCTTAGCCAGGGCTGATTATTGCGAGGGACAACATCAAATTCAGTGCCGTGAAATGCAATGGTGGAGTTCTGTGGTGAAGGCGTGATAATCTGCGTCGCAGCTTGGGCCATGAGATTCTTCCTCAAGGTTTGAGTTAGGCCCGTCATGGTGGTGCAAACACCTTGGCGGGCTGTCTTTTCTGTGCTACCACGGTTCTCATGACTCGTCAAGAAACTGTGATCGCAAAGAAAAGACGCGGCCCGAAACCGACAGGTAAGGGGACGCCTGTTGTCACTCGCCTGCAACCTCCTGAGCTTTCTGCCCTTGACGCATGGATAGCCAAGTCGGATGATCCTAAAATGTCCAGACCAGAAGCCATTCGCAGGCTGCTGGCGGAGAAGATATCCAAAAAGGAAGGCGGCGAATGAGCTTTCCGTTAGGCATTGAAAGGTCTCGCCCGTCTGCGACCGTCGTTTTATTATGTCGTCGCTTGCCCTCGGGAGCCCCTTCTGTAGCCCAAGTACCGAGTTAACAAATAAGTTGGAGAAGCCAAGAGCAACGCTATCACAGACAACTCTATACCAATTTCAAGGTTATAAACCAGAAATCCCGTCCCCATTTTTGATATAACAGAAATAAAGATAGATTTCTCAACCAAAATAAATGATGTCAAAACAATCGAAATAATAAAACCAAAAACAACGGGAGTAAAAAAAGACAAGACAAACCCAAAAAAACCACCCCCCCCACCCGTCTTTTAGAAGTTTTGCCAGCGCATAACACGAGAAAACAACCAATAAAGCTACCCCAATTTGTAGCGCCCCTCCATGATCAAATAATATTTTCTCCATAGGGTCCATATTTATGTAACCAACTGCAGCGTGAAGGTTTTCTCTGAACTCCGGGCTGGGACGATCAAAAACGATTTTACCTACGATCAGCGCAAAAAAGCCAAAAAACAAAATTCGCAAAGGCCCTATCCAGTCGGTTGCCCTCCATGTTTTCTTAAATAGACTCAACTCAAATTTCCTTCTAAGCATTGAGCGTAAATACCTCACCTCACTATGTCTCAGTCAATATCCTCGATCAAGCTATCTCGTGCCTGACGAGCCAAGCACAAATTGCTCATACCTGGTTTCAACTTCATTCTTCGTTGGCTCGCGGCCAAGTTGTGCCTTCAGGTCGCGAGAGATAGATCGGCGGAAGTCGATAGGGATATCGCCATACTTAACGGCAATATCAACAGACGCACCGTCTGGACGGAACGGCGCTTCAAACGCATATTTCTCCCCAGTTTGACTGTCCCATTCTATGCCGAGGAACGACTTTTTCTCCTTCAAGACGATAGGAAGCAAGAGCCTATTAATCATCGCTTGCGTTTCCACGTTGCTCGGCGCGCGCTCCTGAATCCGCTGGAATTCGCTCATCTGTTCAAATAAGGCGTTCTGGAAGCGAGCGATGCGAAGCTCTTCCAGTTTCAGAGTTTCTGCGTTCTTTTTGCCCTTCGTTGTTATCCCCAGAGCTTCGAGCTGTTGTGTCGAGCGGGTCACGGCATTGCCGAAATCCAGGTTTTTGGTCTTTTCCTCCAGGTTTCCTTTCATCACGGAGGCTTGAGATTTGGACAGTTCGTCAAAATCAGATTTTCCAAGCCTTCCCCGGAAATCCATGAGATCAAGCTTGCTGAATTCGTCCGGACGCTCTGCCGCAAACTTCCTCATTTCATAGAGAAGAACAGGATCGGTAGGCGGATTTTCCAGATAATTCCATGCCTTGGTGATTCCCTCCATACCGATGGCCTGGCGAAGCTGAGGGGAAAAGTCGTCAGGGGTCCCACCAGTATCAAGTATCTTCCACATTTCGGATTGGGCGGCTGTCTTCTGGTATTTTTCCGCCTTGTTCTGCATATCCAGCATGGAGTTGAATTTCTTGCGCATCAGCTCCTGGACTTGTGGATCTTCGACGGCTGAAACTTCTTTCTCGAATGCCGCGTAATTGATGCCACCGCCGCCGCCACCGGTGCCATTGCGAATAGCTGCGGCCTCCTGCATCCTGCGACCGAAATTGACACTGTTGTTGTGGTTTCTCAGCCCCTCCACAGCGGAGGCTATTTGATCTGCATTCCCCGAGGCAACGGCATTGGCGACTGAAAAGGGCAAGCGCCCATAATTGTAAGCAACCGAAGTCAATGCGGCCCTGGCGGAAGCTGAAAGCCCGTTCCATTTGTCGGCCCCCACGTCCCGAACAATGCCGGGGACGAACTCGGTATTGACGCGGCGCTGCAAATCTCGTTCGGCATCTGCCTTGCTGACAGTCATGCCCGGCTGCACACGGACAACGGACCCATCTTCGCGGGTAATGGTGTCTGAACCATAGCCGACACGATGCGCATTGACATCCCAGTACGGATCAGAGCGGAAGCCCTCAAAACGCCGGAGGTATGACATCCCGTCGCCGCCGTGCTTGTCTTGCGCCTTGGCCCAGGCGCTCTCAAAGGCCACGGTAGCTTCTGCATTCTTGATAATCGGCGTGAGCTTGTGAAGGTCCTCGCCCGAGAAACGATCTCGGTATTTATCGATATAGGCTTTCACCATGCCCGAATTTTTGCTTTCGGACATCTGTTTCACAACATTGAAGCGAATGCCGCTTTCGACCGTGCGGGCCTTGGCTTTTAGTGTGTCGGCATCCCACCCGTGCTTATCTGCCTGTTCACGGACCTCTTTGAGCGCGCCCATCACACTTTGATTGACAGCATTATCATCCTGATAGTTTACGAGGGCATCATCGGCATGACTTGCAATTCGAGAATCTGACGCATCATTGGACCACTTCTTGGTTTGCTGTCCGGTATGGATAATGCCTTTCTCAAGAGCACCCACGCGCTGAGCCTGAGCGGCATCATCGTAGTACTTCTGGGCTCTCGGACTAAGCCCCTCCCTTTGGTCGCTATAAGCCTTGTCAATTGTGGCTTCGAAATCCGCCCTTCCGTCTATCGCGGCACGCCCTTCCTTGAACATAAACCCATTGTCAGGGTCAAACATGGCGTTCCGCCTGGTTTCGTCCGCCTTGTTAAGCCTTTCCTTCGCCTGCGCCCTGGCCTTCTCATCTTCCACGGCCTGGATCGCCACACTGAGATTGTTCATCCCCTGCCCGAGCGCCTGCAAGCCCTGTCCGTGACCGCCGCCAAAGTCCGCCGCGCTGGCCTGAACGTTTATTCCCTGCTGATTAAGCGGGCGAAGCTTTTCCTGCCGCTCATAAACTGGCACTCTCGGCATTTACTTACCCCTGTTTGTTGACCACGATTTATAAGCATTGCCAGCGCCCGTAAGCAGCGTTCCGGCTGCATTGAAATAACCGCTCGTTTTTGACGCCGAAGCGTTCATTCGGTTCAATTCAGCGCTGGCGCTCTGGTTCGCCGCCTGCTGTCGATGCGCGTTTGCCTCTCGGGCTGAATTCTCACGGATGGTCAAGGCGTCAAGCTCGCCCATCGTTGCGGTATCGACAAGAGTATCCATGGCCGACCCAAAGCCGACATCGATCCCGTTCGCAGCCATTGAGGCCGTTTGCTGGCCCTTGAGCTGTGCCACCTTCTGGCGATGCTGCTGTTCCTCCTGCTGGCCGCGCACAACGGAATCGTGAGCGTTTTCCATTGATATCTTGGAGTTCATCGCAGCGATTTGAGCGTTGTAATTGGCGGCGGCTGATGCGGCTTTCCCTTGCTGAATAGAGCCCGCCGCCCCGACCAAAGCGCCGCCAATCGCCAGAATTGTTGCTGGTTCACACATCCGTTTTCCTCAAATCAAAAGGCCGAAAAACACCGGTGCCGACCTGGATCGGGTCTCGCATGGTAAATCCGAGCCATTGCAGCCAGCGCTTGGAGACTGTGTTTCTGTCATCTACGATATTTTGCAGTACGGGATAGGCATTCTGGATGGCGCTCAACCAGATACGCGACCCTCGAAGAAACGAAACGAAGTGCCGCTCAACGGCATCCGTCCCGAGCAACCAGGGCGCACCAATACCGCCCATAATGCTGATAGCCCCAACGCCAAACATGACAGCCGGGGTACCGTTGACGAACCCTGTCCACGCATGAGTTGATAGCCCCAATGACATTTTCAGGGCTCGCTCCGGAGTGAGACGCCGAGCGGCCCATATCTCGTCCTGGTCGGCCTGGCGCATGTGAGCGGCGATATAGGGGATGTGCTCGGCCTGAGCCGCCACAACGTCAACTTTAACGCGCAATTGTCACATCCGGCAAGATTCCGAGAATGTGCATCGGGAGCGGATCTACCTGCCGGATGAACACGGAACCTTCCGTGTTCCATGACGGATCAATCGATAGATTGATATCACCCGTGAACAACTGGATTGCTTCGCCCCATTTCTCTGTGGCGCGCTGCTTGTATTCCGTCAGGCGGGTAGCGTCAGGCCCGACCCATATCCCGCGTGTTCGCTCTACTCTCAGTGTAACGGAAGATATGTTTTTCTTTCTGCCCTGCACGCTTCCAAGGCCCTGCACGCTCCCCAAGTCAAGCGCAAGTGTCTGAACATCGGAGACGTACGGCAGTCCAACATGAACGACGCTCGCCGCATATGGAAGGGTAATTGCGCCGTCCCTGACTATCATCATGTCCCTGACGACATTGCCGTCTGCCAGGGCAACCACGGCTTTGCCCTCCAGATGATGCAATCCTTTTATGGTGGTCGCCGCCGCCCCTCGGTAGGTCAACCCGGAATCCACGAAAAAGCATTCCGCGGCGACATCGAACCCGCGTGGCTTCATCCGCTCGATATAGCGCTTCTGATGCCCGTTGATCTGTCGGCGCACAACGAAATACGGTATATCCTCGTTACCTTCGGCAACAACCGCTACGCTTTCGAAAAAGCCATCCGTATCATGCTTTGCCCAAGCCCAGACTTCCTGTTCTTTCAGGTATGTCATGGAGCAAAGGGAACCATCATCCAGCACAACCCATACGATTGACATGGGAGACGGTGAATAAGCCATGGAGCGAACCGAACGACCATCAAAGAAATGCTGAGAAAAGATCGTTAAATCGGTCCCGGAGAATCCATCCTGCGTAAAATCATAGTTATAGTCCCGCACTGTTCCGCCCCGAGATTGGGCGAACAGGATAACGTTGCCAACGACGACAGGCTGAACACGCGAAGCGGTCCAGTACGACTGGATTTTTGCGCTTGGATTTGAGGGAGTTAGAAACCCCTCATTCCCGGATGGAGAGACAAGCCATTCCGCCCCGGACGTCAACAGCATCAAGCCGCCGCGCGTCGGCACCATCGAGCGGATTTCATTGACCTGAGCCGCCTTGACGCGGAAGGTTATGGCATCGTTCGCCTTGGCTGGAGACGAAACATTGAAATTTTCTGGATTGGCAGATTGAGACATCCACACGGCCTGCGGATCGTTTCGCGTCGATGCAAACACCAGGCGTTGTTCAAAGAAAGTGGCGCAACGCGGGTAGTTGCCGGCTCCTACAAATGGATTTCGTTGCCCTTGCGGCCCATCTGAAATATCGGGGGTCACATTTTTGTCGATGAACGTGGTTCCCGAAGTGCTGGCGACATAGCCCCAGGCCGATCCTTCCTGCGTACAATAGACCAGATACCTTGCTGCACCTGCCACTTGCGGCCATGTGACCGTATTCCAGTTCCCGGTGCTCTCCAGCGTGTTTACCGCCTGGCCAGACATGGGAGAGATTAAGCTTTCTTCGCCGGTGTCAGCGCTGATGGACGAAACAGAATAGGCCCGCGCGATGGGAAACCAGTTTGTTGACGCCGGATCTCCTATCAGTTTATTGCCGACACGAGCGTTCGCATCGCAATAGGCCGGGGCTGACATCGTCGTTTGAAAAGTCGGCTCCGTGACGGTCCAATTGTTGGTTGCGTACCTGCTCAATTTCCGAATTGGATAATCAACATGCGTCAGATACATCACATCGGCCTGTTGAACGGAATTTATGTCCTGTACCGCCGAAGAGGGGTACCCGGTCCCTACGTGGTAGACACGGCGAACGGTACCGCCACCCGCATAAGCTGGGTAGGAACTGCCATCTATGGGAGCCCAAAACGTATTGTACAGAGCAAAGGCATCTGCAGTTACCGAGAGAACACGAAAGTTCCGTCCGTTCAGATCAACCATTCCGGCCACGCCCGAAATATAAACCTCATCCCCTTCACTGAAGCCGTGCCCCGGTGATGTTATGATCACTGGTGACGTGTTCGTCGCCCAGGCTATATAACGCGTCGTTTCCTCCAGGACCTGAGCGCCGTTTGCAATAGGTCGCATATAATGAGCGCCGAATTCCAATACGTATGTTTGTCCCGCATTGAACTCGAAGGGCATCAACCGTACTGCTTCGTCGCCGTTCCGCGCCTCGCAAACGAATTCCAGCCCTGCGCGGTTCAACACCCCGCCGAATTTCTGCACAATGACATTGCGAGCGCGACGAAGGCCAAGCTGGTATTTGTTCGTATCAACCCGCGCATGGAGAGCAGGCGCAAGTTCGCCGCCAGCAAACGAAGGTTGGATTGTTCTCAATTCACTCATGATAGATCACGCCCGAGCTGCGATATGGCCCGGCACATAGTCCGGTCTGGTCGGTTCGTTGTTGGCGTCCTGAGCTGTAGCAGCAGTAAATGCGACCCTTGCCAATTCTTCCGTTTTTGCCCGCACGTTAGGGTCAGTAACCAGCGGCATGCTAATCCGGGCGGCAAGCGCCCAGGAAAGAGCGTCAACGAATGGCATGGTAAAGCTTTGCGCGTCGGTTCTTTGCGCTACGTATTCGAGGGTGCAGGGAGATATATTGGTATAGATTCCACTGCCGCGAACCTCATGTGCAATCGGCTGATTGTCCCATTGCGGATCAATCGGCGGCACAACGCGAATGATCTTCAGGCAATCAATAGGCTTCTGGAATTTGAAGAAGTATCGTTCCGACCAATCATTTTCCAACCCGGCAAGACTGGCTATCACAGTAGCAAAAGACCAGTCGTAGGCCGCAAGCATGATGTCTCTGGCGATATCGTAATGCAGCCGACAAACACGCGCCTCAGCACTCTCTTCGCTGATCGACCGTATGCCTTCTTTTGCAATATGGGATAAAGCCAAATTGCATATCTGAACAACGGAAGCCATGAGTATTCCTCAAAAAAAGAAGGGGACCGTAGCCCCCTTCATATTGCGTTAACTGGTCGGACCGGCGCGGCTGTCCCAACCCTCAAACCAGTAAATTTCTTCCGGCTTGCTTTTGTAAGCGGGAGGAGCATTGCGAGGCTTGCCATCGACGGCAGCAGCCAGTCCTTTTGCTCTAAGTTCTGCAATGCGCTCGTCAGTAAATGAGCTGGCGCTTGTTTCTGCTTTCGCCGTCTCTTTCTTGACCTGCATCCACGATCCGAGATGAGCCTCTTGATCTATCGTGAACTGTTCCCCCGCTTCCCGGATGCGCCCGCCATAATAGCCGCGAGCCGTGGCCGTGACGATAAGGCGGTCATCCATTGGTTTGCGTCCCCATGGTGATGCCGCCCATGATACGGCCACCCGTCCCGGTGCCTGTAACCCCATAATTGAGGCGCATGTACCGTTTCATAGGGGTTGTGGCGATAGGAACGACGTCATACCCCCAAAACCATCCGGCCTTGAGATCCGCCACGGGAATTGAGCCGGTGCTACCATGAGTGACAATGCCCGACCCGAAGTCGGGATCGTCCGATGTTTGCACGGTGACCGTGAGCGCCGTGAGCCCGGTAAAGGTTTCCACTACCTGAACGAGCAGCGGGATTTTGTTGCCGCGACCGATATCCCGATTCATCGGCTGCTTGTTGCCGTAGGGCGTACCGGTGGGGAGAAGGTCAACAACGTTCGTAGAACCGGTTGTTGCAGTGATTTCCTGTCTATCGGAGAACAGGGCTTGCTTATCGAAAATCATGTTCATGTCCTCTGGAAATAAAAACAGCGCGGACATGCCGCGCCGTCATTGACCATTGATCAGTGCCAATGCCTTAAGCAGCCTTGGGAACCGGCGCTTCGGTATTGAGCAGGGCGTCTGTTTCCCGTATCGGGATACCCCGCCAGTGGAGAACTTCCTCGCCCTGAACCTCCCGTCTGGATATATGGAGCTTGGAATTTGCCGCCGCGCCGACACCGGTCGCGAGGTTATCCAGCGCCTCCATGACAAAGCGGTTCATGTAGATCGCCTGCTTGCCACCAGCGACACGGCGAGACTGCAAACGATAGTAGGCGGAAGTCATGAGCTTATAGAGATCGACCGTCCCCGCCGTGAGACCCGCCGTGCTGATATTGGCAACACGCGCGTTGTAGCGCCAGTCTTTGATGGCCATGCCAATATGCCAGGTGAATTTCTCCTCCTTGACATAATAGGCGTTCCCGGCCTCGTCTGTGACGCGCTGTTGCCCCATGTCCTCGCGTTCAATCCCCGCTTTGGTTCCCTTCGGGTAAAGCAGACTGGTATATTGGTCTCCCCACGTCACAAACCAGATGGAAGTATTGTCTGACCCTGTGCCGCCCCCGTTGATGACCTGATTTTGCGCTCCGAGATTATTGATACCGTCAGCATAGACGTTATACCTCGCAGCCAATCCCTTGAACCTCTCCGGGGTATCCACCGTATCGTGATAAAATATCCCCGATGCCATTTCCTGATTCATCGCCTCCAGGAATGCTTTGGCCTCAGACAGGCGCAGCGCCCCCTCGTTGGCAGATAATTTGAGCAGCCTGGAATCGATGGTGGACAGGGCTTCGACAAATCCGGTCGTATCATCAACCTGCTGTGTGTTGGATTTGCTCTGAGGAATACCTTTATAAAGCATGCCCCAGGTTACAAACGGCAACCCGGTGCGGATCGTATGACGGTGGATGGTACCCATGTTGCATTCAATCGCAATAGAATCATCCAGAACAGGATTCATCTGTTTGAGTATTTCAATGATTGTTGCAATCTGGGCGTCTGGCCCCTCACGACGCTTATAAAGATCAATGAGGGTAAGATAACTACTTCCAAGCGTTGCCATAGCGGTCAACCTTTCTTGTCATTTGGATAGAGAATATCGGCGTGATCTTTTCCGCTTGTGGTCCCTGGCAATTCGGTGCTGACTGGTTTGTCTTCGCTGATTGCACTGGAAACGCGCGATAAAAGCCTGATGAATTCCGGGTGGTTCCCCATCCCGGAATAATTAAGTGCTTCCTTGAGTTCGGGCGTCCCGAACCTATCAAGGGCATTGCGAGCGGCTTGTACGGTGGTATCAAATTTCGCGCCGCCAATTTCCTTGTCGGACTTCGCAGTCTGAACCCAGTCCCGCTGCGTTTCCGCCCATTGCTGTTGCTGTGCCTCAGACTGCCGCTGCTGCGCTTTGATAAAAGCGTCGGTGAGCTTCTGAGCATTGCCTTTGGTGACACCGGCCTCTTTAAGAAGCGGCGAGAACTCCGCAAGGGCGGCTTCATCGAGCTTCACGCCGTCCGGTATGGCCAGTTCGTATTTGCCATCTTCCGGCACAGCGTCTTCTGGCTGCTTCTCTCCGCTATCTTTGGCCTTTTCGTCGTCGCCGTCCGACTTGGTTTCTGTGCTTTTAGCCTCTTCGGTGGATTTATTTTCATCCGCCCCATCTTCGGGATAAAGAACCTGCTCTTGTACGTTGTCTTCAGAGCCGCCCCCTTCCGTGTCGGGTGCGCCCGCGCCAGCGCCATCTTCCGGGGCAAGGCAGGCGCTTGATAGAAGATTGAGCTTAAATCTATACATTATCGTCTTCCTCTGTTTCGTTGGCTTCCATCGCTTGTCGTCCCTGGATTTCCTCGCCACGGCGCAAAAGCATGCGCGGGTAAGCCGTTGGGTCGGCGCGATTGAGTTCGTTGACCAAACGCAGTCCTATCGAGCGCTGGCCTTCCGCAAAAAATGTCGTGCTGTTGCCGGTGAAGCAGGTTTGATAAATCCCGCATTGGCTCAGCAGCCAGAACAGAACATTGCGACCTGCTGGCAATTCGAGAAGCAAAGCCAGATCGCGGGCAAGCTCATCCGCCTCGGCCTGCTCTTGCGGGTCGAGTGTTTCCTTGAGATCACGTGCCATCAAGCAAATCCGAGAGATGATAGAAGGTTGGCCGAGCCGCCTTGATTGGCGTCTGTCTCAGCGAGAATTTTAACCGCCTCAGCCCCTTGTTTCGCGGCTGGAGCCATAGCGGTCATTGATGCGGCCTGTTGTTGCCGCTGCTGCTGTTGCGCCCGATCTGCGCGGATCTTCTGAACGGCATCGTCGGAGCGAATAACGGATGGGGGAACTCCAACCATATCGGCGTATTCGTCTATGATCTGATCGCCATCGAGCTTGTCCAGCGATTCCGGCTTCACTCCGGCCAGATTTCCGACGAACCCGGCAACTCGCTCCAGCCCGCTTGTTGCGACAGCTTTTTGCGCCTGAGCCAATATCGATATGTAATCAATTTTCAGCTCCTGCCCTTCAAGTTCAGCCGGCGCTTCTTCGAGCATGCCGCGCCGTTCCATGATTGCATAGGATCGATCAATCAAAGGCCCGAGCAATTCGTTTTGCAGTCGTTCCAGGACAGGCCCCAAAGCGAGCAGCTTCTCCTCCCGCCGCTCAGTTATCTCCGTGGCTGTCCGCACATTGTCGAGCTGAGAAATCATCATAAACAGATCGGCATAGAACGCGCTGTTTATGCTTTCCCGGACATCCTTGATGTCATTTGAGAGACTAGGAATATCAAGCCTTGCTTCAAACGCAGGCCGATACGCCTTGCCCGTAGGATCATCAACGTAGGTTATGCTTCCAGGCAGGAGGCTTTTCTTCGCGTTCCGCATCGAGGACGGGGCCAGCATGGGCGGTCTTACCACCGCTTCAATTGCAGCCCCCTTCCACAACTGTTCTTGTTGCAGCATTTTGACGTCCGGCAGGGCGACCATTGCCGGGGAGCGCCCATACACATCAGTCGAGACAACATCCCAACGAGGAGCAAGAATAGGGTTTTCTTCAAACCCGCTTTCTTCAAGCATGCCGGAGCCGGTGGAGCCTTCCTCCCAATAATTGGAGGCAAACGGCTTGTTCTGCTTATCCGCCTTGCTGGCGTCCCTGTCATGCCGAGGCTCGATTGCGTGACAGATCGTAACGCGCTCGTCATAGCTTCCGCGATCATACAGATTTTGTACGGTCTGGGACGCGCTCTTGCCCCATCGCTGAACCACTTGTTCCACCGTCATTTGCGTTTCCCTATACAGGGTATCGACAACGCCACGATAATTGCAGGCTAACCAGTACTCGCCAACGGTAAGCGGCATGGCCCGGATGATATCGGCGGCATCTTCCAGAAGCAGCATGCATTCCACGCCGAAGAGACCAAGATCGCCATATCCGGTCTGGAGAGCATTGTAGATGTTCGAACCCTGGAATATGCGCCTCATGCGCTGTTCGTCGCTACCGAGCTTCTGTTTGACCGGCCCGAAGTCGTTCATCTCCTTTTCGAAGGCAGACAGCTTGAACCAGGGTCGCGACGGCGACGTGACGCCGGTCATGAGCCCGCTCGCCAGCGTTCGCCATGCGCGGGTGCCGGTGCCGTCGATGATTTTGGATTGGAGCTTCTTCCCTCTCCCCTCTCCATGCGTCAGTCGCAGGCGTTCCGGGGCGATGAAGTCCGCAAGTTCGCGCCAATGCCCTTCCCACTCGTTGCGCTGCATCTTGAGCGCCTGAAAGCGCGCCTCATGGCGTTGACGTAGAGAGCGAGCCATATCAGACGCCCAGTAGAGTTTTGCCGCCAAGCGCGCCGCTGTCGGTCGCAACGCCCGATCCGCTGGTCAGGATTGTTGATGCGCGCCCGCGCTGCTGATCCTCAATCCTGCGGCGCGAAACAACGTCAACGCCCTCATCAGGTTCCTTCTGAGTTTGCACTTTGGTCGGCACCGGGACGGGCGGGGCTTTGGGAGTGGAAGCAAAACACATGGCGGACCTCAACTGTAGGGATTGTAATCGAACTCGGAACTGTCGATCTGATCGTTGTCTTCGATGCCCAGCGGGATATCCTTGGCAAAAACTTCATGGGCGAATGTGAGAACCAGGGCGTCGGCGCGGTTGGGAGAAGGGAGACCGCGCGCCTTCATGTCTTCCTTGCTTTCAAGCTGCAATTTACCATCCATGCGAGATACCAGCTCTGGCCCGATTAGATCCTGATAGAGCACGTCATCTTTTGGGATTGCGCCGCCAGCCTTGAGCCAGTCGCGGGCTTTCTTCCACATCTCCATGCGCTTGTTCAGACATCCGGGATCGGCAGACGCGCCACCAAACCAGACGAGAGTCCAGCTTCGCCCTATTGCTGTACCGGCGCTTACAATGCCCGTTCCGAATCCGGCATCAACAAACACCGCAGAAGCCCTATGCTCGGCTTCAAAACGGGCAATGATCGCGGCCATATCAAAATCATTGTCGTTTTTGGCGTACTTCCCGAGAATTTCCGAATACAGGCCCTGTCTTTTGACGATGACAAATTCGTCGTCACCGGACCAGGCAGGATCAACGCCCAGCACCACAGGGGCAAACTGATATTGCTCCCGGCGAAGATGGCGACCGAATGCAGCATCTACGTCTGCACCGCTGATAAACTGTTTTGCCGATGCAGATGGGAACATGCCCCTCACCCGTATTTTCACGAAATCGCTGTCAATGCCGTAATCATCTATCCATTTCTGGATTTGCTTTTTGTTGGTGCCCGGAACATCGCGGCTGTCGATTTGCCGCGTTACCCACCGATGGCGGTAGCGCCTGAAGCACTCCCTGAACCGGCCTGTGTTGCGCGTAGGATTGCCGAACACAATCCAGATGATTTCTGTCTGTTCGTCCGTGAGAGCGCCTTCTGCGACCTCCCACACATTGTCTGCAATCGCGCTCCCCTCATCAAACAGGAGGATGATACGCTTGCCCTTGTTGTGCAGGCCCGCGAAAGCTTCCGTGTTGTGCTCTGACCAGGGGACAAAATCCTGTCGCCATGTCCGCGTGTGCTGCGGATCTCGAGAAGAGATTGATGTCGCCTGAACATCAAACCAATGAGCCGTGATTGACGTCCGAAACCACTTCCCAATTTCCGGCGCTGTTTTGGTTTCGAGCTGTTTGCCCGTGTTGGCCGTGGTGACGATCTTGCAATCATCGCATGTGGACATAGCCCAGTTGGAAATAATGCCCATCAGGGCTGATTTTCCAATGCCGTGGCCCGACGCAACGGATAGCAGTAGAGGCTCGTGTCTTGTTTCGGGATTTCCCAGATGGTCCCTGATTATTTTCAGGTTTTCATTTTGCCATGCGCGCGGGCCATCTATGCCATTCAGCGCACCATACCCCCAATCCCATGCCAACTGAGCCCATCGAAGCGGGTCCGTTTCGCACGATGCGGCAAGAGATATGAGTTCTGCCTCAGTATCCAGCCGCGATTGAGCGGCGCTCATCCCCGGCCCTTGGCCCTTGCAAGCCTCTCGGCAAGCCCTTCGGTCAAATTCACATCCAGCTTGTCATTGTAAATCGAGAGATGGCGCGCGAGCTGATCCAAAGCCTTTGATTTGTCCGCCAGCTTGATAACAAACTTGCCCTGTCTATCCCACGACCAGCCGACGATTGAACGCCGCACCTCTTCCGGCAGCTTCCCAATATCCTGAGGTTTCTTAATCGCAGTTTCCACAAGTGAGGCCGGATCATAAAATGCCATCGCCTGTATCTCGCGGAGAACTCGCTCAACGCTCAACTCGGCTTTGTCTGCACCCTTCCCCTGTATTTCGGCCACCCTACTCACTATGCTGTCATTTGCTTTCATTCGGGCAGCGTTTCCACGGTTCTCTCTATACCCTGCGAGCTGATACGCCTCGTCGGCGGTTTTCCCCTGGGCGAGCTGTTGGGCGAACCGCTCATGTTTTGGGTTTTTGAGTATGGGCATTGTTATCACGTATGGTTATCGGCGCGGCATGTCCGATGCTCTGATGTGCAGGTGCTGAAACCGAGTTCTGCTTGAGGTAACGGCGCGTCTCGGCAAACCGCATAGCCTGTTACTTCGGGGCTCTGGCTATCAACAGGACCAAGATTACCAGATGTGGTGATCGCGATCAGGCTCTGTCTTGGACCTTCTCGCAAGCAATGGCGGCCCGCCGTTGATCGCTGAACCGGCTACGCTCATGGATGCAACTGCCTTGGCGCTTCCAGGGCTTGCAGAGAAGGCAACCGGCGCGCGTTGATTTTGAACGGCGGCGCTTGTGATGCATCAGATACCCCGATCACTTTGCTACGGTAGGGATAATCACGTTGAAACGCAAAAGCCGCCTTGGTTTCCCGTGGCGGCTTCGGTCATCCACGTACGTCGGGATGACAATTTGCGTCTCGGATTCGGCCCCTAGACGCAAAAATTCATTTAAGGAGAGACAGGGCTAGCCCAACTCTCCTACTGTGCCTAAGTTAGTACAGGTTGCGCGCGCGTGCAACCCCTATTTGTTCCTGTTTGAATCATGATGCGTTCTTTTTGAAAAAAGCATTGACAACAGTACCATATTATAGTACCAAACCTTCATGAAAAAGAAACACCAGAGAACGCTGCAACTGATCTTTGCCCGTCCGGTCAATGGATCAATCAAGTGGGCGGATATCGAGGCCCTCTTTGTTGAGCTTGGAGCGGAAGTCAGCGAACGCGAAGGATCGCGTATCGGTGTCTACCTATTCGGAGAAATCCGGGTGTTTCATCGCCCTCACCCTCTGCCGGACACCGACAAGGGCGCAGTGGCGTCAATTAGAAAATGGCTGGAAGGCCACGGAGTAAGGCCATGAAGAATGTTATTGAAATCGACGGCTATAAGGCCGTCATCGCCTTTGACCCTGAAATCAGCATGTTCCGCGGTGAGTTTGTGTCTCTTAACGGTGGCGCCGACTTTTATGCCGACAGCGTACACAGCCTACAGGACGAGGGGCGGAAGTCTCTGAATGTTTTCCTTGAGATTTGCAATGAAAAGGGAATCGAGCCGCGCCGGGAATTCTCAGGCCGCTTTAATCTGCGACTTGATCCTCAGACGCATCAGGCAGCGGTTATAGCCGCTGCTGCGAGCAATGAGAGTTTGAACGAATGGGCAAGTAAAGCCATCAAGGAGGCTGTGAAGGCTGCATAGGAGTTTTATTATGGCCCACGTCAAGAAGGGACATCTCGTCGGCTCGCCCGAATGGTGGAAACACCTGCGCCGCTATGTTAAGCGCCAGTTCTGGAAGCGCCATCGGAAAGCAGAGCAAAAAGAAGCTCATGACACAAAGTCGTGGTAAACCGTGATCGGCAACGACTGCTTGCCCTTAGCGATCAGGCCCCACTCCTCGGCAAGGTCCATCAGGGCATCCCGAACGCGCTGCGATGCATATTCCTGCTGACGTTTGGTCGCAAAGGGTATGTCATGCAACTTTGCCCCCTCACACACTACTTTCCGGACAAGCTCGTAATCCCTCGCCCCGAGCAAGGCGGCAACTTTAGAAAGCTCATTCTGAGCCGCAACCACCCGTGACGGTATCGGGTCTCGAACACCGGAAACATCGACGCGATCATTGTCCGGAAGACATGTTCCGACTGTCCCGGCCTGTGCCCTGTACCAGATGCCTTGCAGCTTGATACCCGCTGCGAACTGAGCGTCGTCGATCTGTTTGCGGGATTTCCAGCGGATCAGAATATCATGACGCACGTTGCCCTGCGCATGGAATACAGAACCGTCGTAAGGGTCAAGGACAGTCAAAGT